CTATTTTTTTGTGATCGCGTCTATCAATTCATAAACTGAGCGCAAGGCTTCCGATGCAGCTTGCTCTACCGCCTTAATCCTGGCCAGCGAATCCGATTCACGAATGGTGATTGCCTTCAGATGAAACTTGTATTGAATATCCAGAAGCGCCAATTCAACATCAAGCGCAGCGACAGCATCACAGTCGACCCCTCCACTGAAATTGCAGGAGTTTGAATAGGCATTCCGAAGTCCGGCAGCCGCTTTCCGCAAGTTCTGCATTGAGGCAATGCGGTCAATTTCAATCTTCTCAAAGGACTGCGCATGTGCTTGTATGGAGGCCAGGGCTGCCAATGAAAGTATGACCACTACACGTAACGGCATAAAGCTCAAACGCAGGAAAATACAAGGGTTGCTTTGGGGTAGTTGCCAAGGATGTACGGCCCTGGGTTCTCAGTTGTGGAGATCAGTTTGACTGTTTTGAAAAGGCTCGCGCATTTGCCGTGGGCTTCCGCCAGGGCCTCGGCAACCAGGGGCTCACGGCCAGACGGGAATGCACCTGCCTGGCGCGACACGATGTAGGTGTCACCGCCTGCCGCCATGGGGCCCGTGCTAGTTGTGGCACATGCCGACAAGAACACCACCAGCAGCGCGAACAGCTTTGACATGGAACACCCCAATCAGTTGCAGTGGCTTGATGGTGGTTGCCACTGCCGTGCGTGTCAATCACCCAAACGGGTGAGGCTCAGACTACCTGCGGGCCGCAATCACGTCAAAGACCCGACCAGCGTCATCCACGCAGATACCGCCGCCATTCGAGTCACGGCCAGACATATCGCAACGCAACCCCTTTCCACCGGTGCAACTCAGGATTGCCTTGATGGAAGTGTCCCCGGCCATAACCGAGGTGGTGGTGGTAGTGGCCACAGCGCCGCGGCTGCCATAACCGATGGATGACGCGAACCCGAAAGATTCATTTGACGCGACGCGGACGGCGGGCCCAGAGCACTTGGTATCGCCGACGTCGATTGTCATGGTGCCAGCGCCACCGCCACTGCTTTGCAGCTCACCAGAGTACACCGTGCCTGTGTCTCTTGGCATCATGGTTAGGTTCATCGTTCCACCGCAGGCGCTGAGGCCAATGACTGCAACGGTTAGCAAAGCGTTTTTCAGGTTCATGTGCACCAATCAGATGGGACCATTCCCACGTGCGAGCAATGCTGTGCCGACGAATGCCTGCTGTCAATCCCCCATTCAGGTGAATGCAGCGCTGATTTTCAACCGCCTTAATTTTCAGGTGGTTAGGGATAAGCGACGGACGGATGCGGTCATGGTTTGAACCCATCCAGGGCTTTAATCGCCGCATCCGCGGTGTAGTGGGCGCTTGCCAGTTACCGCCAAATCGACATCGATGCGCTCCAGAACCGTGCTCATCTTCTTCTGACCCGCAAGCCACCTTCTATGCGGTGGATGACATGATCCAATTTGCGCAATCTCTTGGGATCGCACGTTGCCGTGCCAGAACGAAGGGATGGGTACCAACGGCAGATGACGGCGGCCAGAGCGTTGAGCTCCGCCACGTACGTAACTATTGGAACCGACCTTCGGCTCTTCCTGGCCATTGACTTTTGAGCTTCTGGCACCTGCAAACCGTTGCAGGTCCGTTTCGATTGTTCACGCATCGGATGGCACCTAATAGATCGTCGCGCCCCGGGCCGCGCTGCTTTCGTAGTCATACTGACTTCGCTTTGGTCCACCCTTCACCACTGCAAAGCGCTTCATCATGCAGGCGTAGCGAGTGGCGGAAATCAGGTCATCGTCAAGCTTCACGATCTTTCCATCCTTACGGTGGTACATGCGGAACTCCTCAAACCAGTCGTTCAAATGTGCAAAAACCTTGAATCGCCCCGTCTGCATACGGTCCAGCATCTCCATGACGCCAGCTTCAACGCTATTGCCTCCTGTGCCCTCCTCCTCACCAGGCTTTGGCGGGTGAGTAGCTTTGTCCTTCAGCATCAATAGGCCCTGCGCCTTGTACTGATTTGCCAGGGCCTCACCGGAGCCTTTGTCGTGCTGCAGGCCATCGTGAGGCCACGCCCACGGCAACCAGTCGCCCCACGGCCTGATGCTTCCGGAGAACATCAGCGGGGTCTGCTCACGCTGTCTGTGCACGGCGGTAACGTAGATCACATCCTCGTCACGGTCCCAGGCAATGCGGCTGGCTGCACTCGGGTGATCCCACCCAAAGTCCAGGCCGCCAAGCTGCACCCAGTGCGCTGGTATCTCAAACTGCGGAACCTTGATCGTTTCCTCGTCAATGGCGAATATGCGGCCAGAGCCAAGCGATGGAACGCCCTTGGTCCTGGCATCGCGCTCATGGGCTGGATAGCTGGCAATGATGGCTTTGCGCTGGTCCTCGGTGTAATGCTCCGCATCGTTGATGGTCATCGTCGTGACGTGAGTGCCGAACGGCTTGTCAATCAGGAACCGCTTCACCACCGTGGACATGCCCTGCAGCGGCGTGAACGTCATGCAGACAATTCCGCCCGTGGCGTTGGTGCGGGTCATGCCCTCCATGTAGATGTCCTCGGGCGGCTCTTCGTCTGCCCAAAAGAAATCCAGCGTCTCACCCTGGAACTTTTCACGCCCCTGGTCGTAGCTCTTGAACCCGATCAGGCTTTCACCGGCCTGCACATCGCCGCCACCACCAAACTTCACCACCATGGTGTCAATGGCATCAGCTACGCCGCGCTTCATCGACTTGTCTTTGATCGCGTTCTTGGGAATGGACCCCGTGCCAATGGCATTGATCCGCCCACACATGATCCGCTGCACAGTGTCGCGCGTGGCCTCGCTGGTGACGCCGGCGGCCCAGCCGACAACGGGCTTTGTGAACTCGCGCCCATCCCACCAGTCAGGATAGCGGCCGGTCAAGTGCATGGCGGACTCAAACCCCATGCTCCAGGTCTTGCCAAGCTGATTGCCAGCGATTAGTAGCCTCTCGCGGGCGGTCTTGCCGGCAGCATGGAAGTCCGCTTGCTTGGGATACGCCCGATAGTCCAGCAACTTGACCTCGGACAGCTTTGCCTTCACCTCAATGGCGAGTGCTGCCAGTGCCTGTGGCGTCAAAGCTGCCAGGTTCTGATAGAGCTTCGATGGCATCATTGATGGCTTTCAATTGGGAGTGCTCCAGGCCATCAAGTGCGCCTGTGCGGATTTCTTTGCGATCAATGAACATGCCGAACTCTTTGCCGATCAGCTCCAGGGCTCTATTTGCGGCGTTCAGGTTCTGCGGTTCACCATCGCCAAGGACTTTGCCGTCATCGTCTTTGACAATCTCTGCCTGCATGCCCATCTCAACGACCTTCACGAGCTTGACCATGACCCAGGCCTTGTCGATGCTGGTCTTCTCGGTGATTCGCGCGGCCAAGTCATCCCTGATCGCCTTCACCCTCGCCGCCACCTCGCCTTTTTGCATGATCTTGTAGGCGCTGTTCCAGATGGTCTCGTCCTTCATCTTGGAGGCGCTGTAGGCTGATCGGTACGCATCGGCCTGCGTATTACCCTCGGCAATCGCTCTTGCGAACTTCTCTTGTCTATCAGTGAGTGCCATATTCAATATTGAGGTGATGGTACGGCGCAGGAAAAATTAGGCGCAAGGACCTACAGAGACCACCGCGGACGATTGACCGCGATTCTCCAAGAGCTTGACATTGACTTCCTCTAACTGCGAAATCCGCTCTTCCATGCGCCGCCAACGCTCATCCTGCTGGGACCCACGATCGTTAGCCTCACCGATGCATATGTAATCCTGCAGCAGGTCTTTTGCATGATCAAAAGAAGCCACCGCCTCCTCAATAGGGCCACTTGCCAACTGGCTGGAGTAGTAGGTCTCAAGCCGCGAGTGGACCTTCTCTCTGATTTCTGGCACTGCGCCCAAGATCTCTAAAAGCGCCCACATTGCAACGGTTGTCGCTTTGGTGGTTCCCATTTCGATCGCTGCGACCTCCCGCATGATGTGAAATGCGCGCTCGAGATCCTCGATTCGCGCCTTCATTTCTTCGGGGCTCAATGCGCTGATCCATGGGCATACAAGATGTCAATGCCATTCGCATTACGAGGCATTTCCCGGGTGGCCCGGTCAATCAGCTCCTGCTCAGACTCGCCAGGCATACGCATCCAGAAGCGGTTCTTGTAATCGCTAATTCTGACCACTTCGTCATCAAGGTGGCCGGCGGTCACATACCGCACAATGATGGGCAGATCATCGTCAATCTGGTCGGCCGTAGTAGGTTGGGTGTTTTGAATATCAAGGGTCACTTGTTGTCCTTTGTGAGTGGAAAGGTCCCAGCTACCGCTGTGACACCGGGATTGGGGTTGCGAGGCGGCTACCGATCAGCGATCCGGCTAGGCCGGAGCCACGGTTGACGTTGGCGTTGCGTCGGCTGATGTTTTGGGCCGCAGCCGTCAAAGCGTTGATGTTCTGGCGTCCCTCTGCACCCTTGGACAGGAGAATCTCGCCCATCTGGTCGCGAACCAGCTGTGGTGTTGCCACACGGTTCCAGGCACTTTTCGCAGAACCTAGCGCACTCAGAGCGTTACCAGTCTTGGCGGCCGCCACAGCCCCGCCAGCATCTGTCAGTGCGCTCATGTCCAGATCACCGGCGCCGTACTGGCGCGCTGCTGTCTGCGATCCGCGACCAACCGACTCCAAGGATTTGAGTCGCGCTTCCTTGGCAACATCGGCTGAGAACTGGCGGAATGCGGTTTCATCACCGAATACAGCCTGCAGCTTCTCGCGGGTAGCCGGCTCTTTCCACATTTTCAGAATCTCAGTCTGGCCACCTTCTTTGCCCAGCTTGTTGCGCAGGCTCTCGAATGCACCCAGGCGGAAGGCCTGCATTTCAGAGTCGGACAGGTCAGACGTCAAGTTGGAGATTGCAGACCCATCCTTGGACAGTGCCAAGCGGCCCTGCTGTGCAGCATCGATGATGGCCGACGGACCGGCATAAGCGTCGCGCGCGGCCTTGTAGACCGATGCACCTGTTTTCGGATCGGTGGTCGCGCTGTCCAGTTCGGTGGTCAGGCGGTTCTTCAGACCCTGGTAACTGGCACCCAATGGAGTGAGCTTGCCTTCTGCCGCGTTCCACTGTTTAGCGATGAGCTGATCAAGGCCTTGCTTCACATGGTCCAGGTCGCCCATGTTCCATGCCTGTGGATAGGCCGGATCCAGGCCAAAGCGCTGTTGGTTGGCCGTGGCCATCTTGCGGGCCTCACCCAACGCACCCAGGTCGTCGGCCGCCTGCACGACGCTGCGCAGGTCGTTGGAGGGCTGCACGTTGATCTGGCGCAATTGGTTGTAGATCGGTGCAGAAGCCGTCGCGCGGTCAGCAGCCCAACGGTCAAGATGCGGAGACAGGCGCTGGCCCTGTGTGCCCAGGTTTTCTTCGGCGGATGCAATCAGACGCCCGGCGCGCCCGGCCTGGCGGGAGTGGATCAGCTGCTCGGCTGAATCCTTGGTCTTTCCGGGCAGTGTGGCGAGGGTGTCCAACAGTTGATTGGTGTTGCGCCCAGCTGCATCGGCTACGGTCGCTTCATCTCCCAATTTGGTAAAGCGGGCTGCAGCCTGCTGGATTGAGTTGCTGGCTCCCGACTGCACTACATTACCGCGGGCATCACGCGCCAGGGATTCGGCCACTTTCTCACGTGCATAGTCGGCAGCGGATGATGTGGAGACGCGCTGGGCAACATTACGGCCAGCAGCACCAATGACACTGGCCACTGGTACAGCTGCGGATCCCAATGCACCACTTGCCACACCAGACACTGCAGCATCCTTGAGCACGCCACCGGCATCCTCGGCAGTTGAATTTCCAGCGCCCTGCACCGTGCCATAGGCCGCCCCGGTGCTGCCAGCCTTGAGCATGCGCATGAACAGGTTCGAGCTTTCGGCGATGCGTGGGGCAATCTTGGCACCCAATGCACCCACGCCGTTGTAAACCAACAGCGGTGCGGACGCGGCGGTCTGGGTCAGCGCGGTGACGATTGGGTTTGTCTGGGCTTCAACGTCCTGGGCACCGCGCACATAGTCTCGGTTTGCCTTGTAGTTGTCGGACAGGTTGCCGCCCTTCACTACCGTGTCGTACAAACCACCAACGCCGCCCATGATCTCGTCACCGAAGCCCATGGTCGGGCCGTTGGCGACGGACAGCAGGCCGCGCAGCGCGCCGGGGGCATTGGCACCGGCTTGGTAGTCCTTGTTCACTGGATTGGCTTCTGCTGACGCAGTCTGCCCGCCGAACTGCTTTGCCAATGCTGTGTAATCCACAGTTGGTGCTTCAGTAGTGCCGCCGTATTTCTTTGCAAGTGCGGAGTAGTCGGTCATAGTCCTGCCGCCTTCCTAAAAGCTGCTGCGGCAGCAGCAGTGGGAAAGGTGTGTGTCTTCCCATCTGGCGTTTGAACGGAATTTGGTGCCGCACCCGTCCTTGTCTTGTTAAGGGTCGTTGGAACTGTCTTGGCCCCTGGTCCAGCCTGCACCATCATTCCCTCTTCTGCCACGGACCTTGCTTGTCGCTTCTGATCCAGTGTCGTCTTGTCATCACCAGGAACCCCGAAATACTTCTTGATCTCCTGTACCATTTCAGACTCAGGAATCGCTGCGCCTGATTCTTTGCGAAGATTTGCGGATACCCAATTTTTCGCCGCCTGGTTGTATCGCCTGCCTTCAGGAGTCGCCATGAAGTTGGTCCATGCGCTGCCGGCCGCCATCGTTCCAATATTTCCGGCTGTGACACCCTCGTCTTCCAGGGGAATCAAGATTTCAGACGCTGATTTCATGCGGGCTGCAAAGTTGGTCGCATTGCCTTGGGATTCTGTCAGCGCACCACCAGCACCAACCTTGGGCGAGTAGCCTTTTACCGGAATGATATTGCCTTGCTTGTCCTGTTGCACCAGGATGGGCGTGCCATCAGGCCCCGTTGCTTCAAACGGCTTGCTGAATGTGGCCGCTGTGGATTCGCGGGAGCGTATGTCGGTCATGTTCTGGCCACGGATCTGAACACCGCGATTGGCAGCGCCCTCTGAACGAGTCCGCAGGTCAGTGAGCACCTCACCTGGTGTAGCCACCATCTGAACTGGTGCCGCGCCAATCTGCTTGCCAAAGGTTGGGCTATTCGGGTTCTGGTCAACCGAGTACTTTTGTTGGCCAGTGGTCACCTCGATCGGCTTGGCTGTCACCATATCGATGCGCTCTTTGGGCGTCAGAAATTCGCGCATGTGGCTGACTTGCCACTGGGAGAACGCAGCGGGGTCTTGCGGAATTCGCTGCGAAAGTACTGCAGCCTGCTCATGACTCATTTCACCCGACTGGACCCGAGCCTGAATATCTGCAATTGCATCCTGAGGGGTTTGGAAACTCGCCATGTGCGTTGCGGCAGTGACGCGCTTCTTCTGCTCCAGATCGAACTGATTCTTCGAGATGGTTGAGCGCTTCTCGTCAAACTCGAGCTCCTGCTTCTGCAGGGCCTGGGCCTGTGAAGTCAGTCCACTCGATAGATATGCTTTTGCCAGAGCATTCATATCCCCACCTCTGGCTGCGTTTTCTTGTGCCAACTGCCGGGCCTTTTGGGTATCCGCGAAGGTTTGCTGTCCCGTCTGGTTTGTCAATCGTGATGCGGCCAGTGTGAGCGCGTTTTGCTCATTTCTGTCCATGTCGTTGGTGTAATCCTGCACCGAACGAACCGGATGCAGGTATTGGGAAAATATATTTTCTGCTGCCATGATTTTCCTTAGAAGGCGTTGATATCGAAGGATGCCCCGGCTGGCTGATTGACCCAACCAAATTGGTTCGTTCCAGTTGACGTTGACGTTGGAGTATTTGCCCACTTCTGGCCAACAGCACCAAGCTGATTGACGGTGTTACCCCAGATGTTCCCTTGCGCAAGCTGCGCCGATCCGGCCGCATTGCCTTGGGCGCTGATCAGATTGGAATTCGCGCCAGCAGTCGCAGCGCCAGCCGCCGCACTGGCTCCGGTTGAGGTTTGTCCAACGCCAGCGAGCGTTGCAAGACGATTCAAACGATCCCCGCGACGTTGCCATGCTGAGTTGTACCCGGTGGTAGCGTAATCTGTGCCGTACTGTGCTGCAGCCTTCAGAGCCGCACCAGACACGCGCCCACCAGCTGCTGCCGTCTTTCGGTCAATGGCTTGCTGGCCTTGGGACAGACCGAACTGATAGCCAGGGTCGCTCATCACTTCGGCGGCAGTGGGCGCGCCGTTGATATCGGTCTGGAGCTGGCCCAGCGCCTTTACACCGGCCTCACGATATGGCGTGTAATCGCTGCGCGTCAGATCGTACTGGCGGCGCTGCTCAGCGATGCTAGCTGCTGTTGATGCGGCTTGAGTACCTGCTGCGTCGCTAGCAGCATTTGATTGCATTGCACCGCCTACCAGCGTTGCGCCTGCTACGGCTACCATTCCCCATGTCATTTAATCATCCCCATTTCTAGCGCCTCATAAGTTGGCGCAATTACGTATTCCTCGATCCGTGCAAGGTCGGTTTCTTCCGTTGGGTGATATGTCGTCCAGACGGTCTCCTCTTGGGCGACCACCACACGCTTCGTACCTGGTTGAGACACAAACGTGACCGGAGCGACGATCTCTTCTTTGCCAAACTCTGTTACCACCCACACCCGGCCTTTTGAGACGGTGTTGACGTGCGCGTGGCGGTGAATCTTTCCGATGATTACCCCGCCTGCGGGGATCGTCATTTGCCTTGCGTATAGACCCGGAGCAAATACATGCTCCACAGGAAAATCTTGTTCCCATGGCTTGGTGAACTCTGCTTGCATCAACTCTTGCAGTTGCAAAATCTGTTCGCGTGACGCGCCATCTTGCATCTTCAGAATTGCACCGTGAATTGTGGTGATGTCATTCACAAGCAGTACCTCCCACATGCCAGGGGGCTAGGACTGTGCGACTTCCAAACACGCTATCGGCAAGCCAGTGGATCAATGTGGGCTGGGACCGTCGGTGCGATCGCGTATGCGTCGCCGGTGACAAATTCCTGAACAGCCCACGAGGCATGCGACAGTGGTTAACTATCGAGATCAGTTGGGATGAAGTGTCCATCTTTTCGGCATCCTTATCAAGCTATAAATTCGTGGGTATCAGAGCCCAGCGACAACGTCTGAGCCCGTAATTCCAATGTCTTCGCAATCTCCACCGGTTCGAAATGTGAGCCGCAAAGATGCGCGCCCTGCCTGTAGTTGTTCAGCACCTCGTGATGTGCCGGAATGTCCCTCAGGGCAAATGAGACTGAATCGCCATTCGGAAGAACACGAAAAGCGGTGTTCGGACACGGTGAATGATTCGCGTAGCGACCAAGCGGCGTGCGTCTGCCAGCAATCACTGCAGGGCCGATGACTTCACCCTGCGCAATGGCTTTCGTGGTGAACAGTCCCATCCCCTCGATGGGCGACGGGCGCACCTCCAGAAATTCAAACCCCGGCGGCATGGGGATCTGCGTGTCTGGATTGAGGACGCGAGTCCGCACCATTTCAACAGTGGTTCCGGTTTCAGCCAGAACACGCCAGTAGTCAGCGCGCATGCTTTCAACTCCCGGCTCATCCTTCACCTCTGACAACGATATCCATTCCATCTTTTGCGTCTCCTTAAAAATCTATCGGATCATGTTCGCCGGGGAAGTCCTCACCTGGCGCGCGACTTGATGTTTGCGCTGCAATTTCCTTGCGTTTGCGGCTCACGTGGTAAGCGCTTAACACTTGGCTGGCGACCATGTCCAGCGAGGGCTTTGCAACACCATTGCGGTCGGTCCAGACCTTCACCTTCAGGCTGCCGGATAGCGCCAGCGAATCACCATCCGCCAGGGCCATCAGCGCGGCGCCTGCGGTGGCTGAAAATGCGATTACGTTCACGAACAGGCTTTCGCCATCACTGCCTGCCGCCCGGACCTTGGCAATGGTGAAGGGCTTTCCGCTGTTGCCAATGCGCTGTTCGGCCAGGCCCTGCAGCTTGCCCGAGAGTAGTGCGTCAATCATGAAGCCCACGCGTCATGAAGGCGTATGGCTGAACTGGTGATGTGCGGTCTTCGCAGAAGCGCAGGCTGGCAGGATCCAGCCAGAACTTAAGGCTTCCTTCCCACGCACCGTTGCGCTGCTTGTCGCACTTGATCACTGCACATGGCAAATTCAAGGCTTCCATGTCATTGGGGTTCTGGTCCAACTTGGAGAACTTGTCCTTATTCATCCAAACCGTGATTACATTGGCCGCCTGATCACTGATGGCACCAGAACCGCGAATGTCATAACGGGTGGGCATATTTCGGTCGCCCTTCTGGTCACTAGGTTTGCGGCAGTGGGCAACAACGTGCACATGCAACCCGGCCTCCTGCGCCAGCCGGCACAAGTCGGTGCTGAACTGCTTTTGCTCGTCGAGGTTCTCTTCGCTGGAGCAAACCATCATCCATGAGTCGAGCAATACATGGGTGCCTTTATGCACGTCTGCGAAGTACCGAAACAGGGCAAGTGCCTTACTCGGTGCGATGCGGCCGACATGGTCAAACAGCCAAAGCTTGCCGTCCGTCCAGTTGTGGAATCGGTCTATGAGCTGGGGCATTGGATTTGCCATGCCACAAGCCTGACGGGTCATCCGGGACATGGTGCGCCAGGGCATCATCTCAAGGCTGACGATCAGGACCTTCTCGCCTTGTACAGCCAGGTCAATCATCACCTGACTGGTGAACATCGACTTTCTGTGTCCGTTGTACCCGGGCCACACCGTCACATCACCAGGACGAAAGTGCAACAGGCCCTGCGCTTTTTGTGCGAGCAGGCCAGGCGACTTTTCCACCTTGGCATGCAGGTCGAGATCAGCTTTTACTTGGTCGGCAAAATAGGATGCACTGCGAACACTGGCCCGAAAGTCGGGCTCGTCCATGTAATCGGTGAGGTTGATGTCGTCTGGGATCAGTTCCATATGGGCTCCAGTTCGTAAGTGGATTCAGTTTGTTTTGCAGCTTCCTGCTGCTTAGCTTTTTCTTTGGCTTTGGCCTTGTGGTGATTTAGCTCAGCATGCCAACTGCGCTCGCCAAGCCAGTCAACAACCCAAGCTCGTGGCCAGCGAACAGTTCTCAGGCGTGGTCTGGTGAACACTACCTGCCATGCTTTACTGCGTTCGAAGTCGACGACATCAATTTGTGCGGTGTATGCCTGGTCAATTTGAGCGAGGATGTCGCCAAGTCGGGTTCTTGCAGCAATCATCAGCACGACATTCAAGCCGCGCAACCAGTCCCACCGGTATTCCTTGGCGGGATCTACAAACACCTGCGGGTTGGACCAGTCATGTTGTCCAGCCAGAACCACCATCACAGCTTCAGATGGTTTTAGTCCGCCAGAGCGGGCATTGGCAATGGCACGCGCGGCACCAGGTGGGTATGGCAAGGAACTCATCGCGCTCCCTCCCACGGATTCTTGTTGGTCAATGTGTCAGAGCCAGCTGACGACACATCTTCCCAACGGCGTTGATTCAGGTATGTGGCTGGGTTTGGGATGTATTTGCCCCCCTCCTTCTGCCAGTCGTCAGACGCCTTGCGGGATTCAACGTTTGCCAAAATGGTGGCCAACACATTGCCTGCCTTCACTGTATTGAAAGCTTTCACAGCTGCTGGCTTGGCTACCTTCTTTGGATACAAAGACCAAAACGTGGCGAACGCCTGATCTACTCCTTTCCTATCCACTCCTTTCCTATCGACTCCGGGGGATGGCGCTCGACTACCGTTCGACGAGTCCTCGGCGAGTGCTCTGATAGAACTAGGAGAATTTGCGGCCTCTGAAGGGGTTGGATATTTGTAGGAAGGCTTGTCGATTTTTTGATGCTTTTCCCAGCCAGTGATGAGCCAATAGCTGGAGGAATCGCGATCGAACTGCTGAACAAGTCCGGCCTCGATAAGCTCCTGAACCCAACCTTCCACGACTGTCGACGTGACGTCGTCCATGGGATAAAGCTCCGCCTTGAGCGTTTTTGGCTTTGCTGGATGAATTCCATGGTCGTCGCTGAACGTCCACATTCCGACGAACGTTAGCCGAGCATTCGACGAGCATTCGGCGACTTGCTCCGACACCCAGAATTCTGGTTTGATGCTACGTATGCGGGCCATTACTGAGTCACCCCCAGCCTGCGGGCGAAATCTTGCAGCTCAGCGAAGTCCTCGCAGTATTTGATCAACCCGTACTTGCAGACCATGTATGAACCGTCGCTCATCTGGTGCACTGCATGGCCAGCAAGGACTAATTGCGAAATCTGGCTTGTCACAGTTTTGGAGTGCGCCTGTTGCGCAATCTCTGTGGTCTGTGTAAAATTCGAGTGCTGGTTTATGTAATCCCTGAAGCCTGCAGCATTTTGTGTGCTGCGGGCTTCGTTATTTATGGGCGCGTCATAGCCCGCCGCGAGGGCGCATTGGTTGAATTGCATGACAACCCCTTACGCATTGCACAAGTTGGCGGCAATGAACTTGTCCAAGTCTTCGCGGCGGTATCGCACACTGCTACCAATCTTCACGTAAGTGAGGACCCGGCGGTTTGTGGATCGCCAGACCATCAGGGTGGCGGGCGCCATGCCTAGGTAACTGGCCGCCTGCTCCGGGGTCAACAATCCGGTAGGGGCGATTTGTGCGACGACAGTCGACGAAGCAGATTTACGATTTTGTTTTTGGGATTGACCAAGAACAGCGACGCTAGATGATTCCATGTAAGACTCCAGAACGCCACCGAATGGCAGCGCATGGAGCGTCATTGTTGGCACATCTGAAGATCAAAAATCAAGAAAAAATGCGTCAATAAAATTTTGCTTGATCGAAACGCGCTCAGGACGCCTTTTTCTTACCCCGTGCGTAAGAACTTTTTATGCTGTTGAACTTGGATTTCCGGAGTCGGATAGCAGACAAATTTCCATCTGAAGCCATCTCATCAATCAGCGATTGAATCGCGGCGGTGGCAGTGTGGGCCTTGCCTTGTGATTCCAATACAGTCATTCTGCTGAACACAACTCGGTAGGTCCATTTGTCGCCATCCACACCAGATTTGATTGACCGGCCTTGTTTTTTAGAAGGGACATAAGGGACATTCAGTGCAGCGGAAACAAGTTTGTTCGACGTAGTTCTTGGTTGCATTGCCTTCACGGAAGGCCGACCGCGACGGGATGATTCTGCAAGGCTCAAACAGGCATATTGAAACTTTATGCTTTCGAGTTCAATGTCGGCTATGGCACTCACGAGCGTTACCAGTGCCAGGTCCGTTTTTTGATCCCGAGTGCCTGGCTGAGAAATATTTTTGTACCCATCATCTTCCTGACAAGCATTTAGTGCTGCAGCCAGCTTCTCCGCTAGGCCTTCATGAACAGCCGCAATGGATGTCCAGAACTCTCGTGGATAAGTTCTCTCGCCATTTTTTTTGAATTTCACGGAACACCCCTTCAAGGTGTCACTTCAATCGGGAGCCCCAGCAGGCGGGTGAAGGTTCCCGCTTTTCGGTTCGCGGGCCTAGCTGGGGCAAACACAGGTTTTCTCAGGTTCTACGGTGCCCAGCGGCATCCCTGAATGCCAGCAGCTGCTCCACGGTGAAGCCATAACGGATCGCCACTTTGAGCAGCTTGTCATCGGGTGTGATCCTCGCTCTGATCATCACACCGATCTCCTCATGAATGTGATGTTGGCGGACTTTACCGGCTTGTCATCATTCCCGCGAGTGACCGACTCATAGTGCGTGCGCTCCAGCACCACGCCGCCCTTGCGGGCGATGTAGGCACGATAGAAGCCCCGTGCCTTAAGGGTCTGCAGCTGCTTGCATGGCTGCTCATAGCCGGTGATGGCGATCAGTTCTTCCCGGGTTAGTATGATGTTCATGATGCCATCCTGTTCTACGGTGCAGGTCCATCCCTGAATACCTGCAGCTGCTCGACGCTATGGCCGTAGCGCTGCGCGAGCTGCTGCAGTCGATGGTCCGGCGCGCCACGGCCAATCAAAATGTGACTGGGACCGCCGGCCCATTGATCCTCACCAACCGGCTCTTCTGGCCAGAAGGACATGCATGTGTCACCGACCCCAAGCACCAACATCGGCACCTTTTGGCCCCTCGACTCCACTTGATTTTGCTCTTCAGACATATTGCAGCCCCATCAAAAGTTGTGCACGAACGGCGTCTCTCGGCTTTGCGGCGCTCAGCATGCCCTCCAGCATCTGCGTCAAACGCCAGGCGGTGTGGTTGAAGCCCGCGCCGGGATCGTACTCGTCAACCGGCGCCACCTGCTGCAACAAGCTGACGACGAGCGCATGCATCTGCTCATCACGCTCCTTCAGCATTTCCAGAGTGACCTCATAGTTGGAGATGCGAAGCTTGTGATTTTCCGCAGCGTTGATGGCATTGAGCCGCCCGCGCCACTTTTCGGCCAACGCCTGGTTGGGAAACACGATGCATGGAATGCCTTTCTTCGACAGACCGGCAGCCTTGGCGCCCTGGTCACCAACAAGAATGACCGGCTCAGCGAGCGTTGTATCAGTCATGGGACACCGCCCCTTCAGTACGCTGAATTCCTTGCTCAATATCGTGATACGAATTTGGCAAAGTCCAATATTCTGCATCTCCGAAACACACATCAGCTCCAATTTTTTCTGCCCCAAGGTCGGATTGCCAGCCGATCTGCTGTGCCAAGACCTTGATGGCCACCAACATGGAGGCCTGGTCCGAATTTTGCTCCTCGCTGATCAGGTTGACGGTTAATCGCTCGACGGACGCAGCCAACTCGGCAACCATATTCAGGATGATGCCGGCCTGTTTAACGTTGCCTGCGGTGATGTTCTCAGCCATGGGATATCTCCTTTGCGGTTTGTTGCTCAATCGCCTTTGCGGCGTGAAAAGACGGGGACAGCATCCACTCAGCCGGGTCCGCGCCCAGGACGGCCAGGCCTCCCAGTTCCATGGTGCCCATGTCGGCCAGCCAGCCGATGCGGTTCACCATGCCCACGATGGAATGGATCAGCGCGGAGTTGATGTGAATGTTGCGTTCTTCTGGCAGCATGCCCAGGCCACGCACGTCCAAAGCGACGGCGGCGATTTCCTCAAACAGTTGAATCGCAACGTGGTTCTGCTTTTCAGCCATGAGTTACCTCCTTCATTTCGTCAACCGTTAGCCTGTTATCGCCACTGAGTGCGCACAAGACCACGTCATTCAACGAGATCAAGTGGTGGAACGATGCAGCCAACATGAGCTCCAGTTCTTCAGGGTCGCGGGATGCTCTGGTTTGTTTTCTGAGCAGATTCACCGGGACATCAATGTCCAAGGCAGCGTCCCTAGCGATGTCATACCGATCCAGCTTGTCGATGACTTGCTCGTCCGGCGTTTGTTGTGAGGCGCCTTCATACGACATGGTCCACGTCCAAATCTTCCTTGGATGAGCCGCAGACGGACATGCGCAGTTCATTGACGTAATCGAATTCTTCCCCGCTGGCCGCATGCATCATTGCGCCGTTCAGCTCCTCAATCCGGATGGCAAGGCTCTGCACTAGCCATGGAAGTGCATCAACGTCCTTGGACTGGCTGGCATTGCGCAGGGCAAAGCACATGGCCTCGATCTGATAGCGAGCCTCCTGGCACAGGTCTTCATAGGTCGACTTAGCCATGGTTCACCTCTGCCTGATTAGTGCGCTGCAGGAGAACCCGCTCCAGTTCCAGTCTCGCCGTGATCTGCTTGGCCTTACTCTGTGCTTCAAACCGCCTACTCCATGAAGCAAGATCCCGCTCTATGCCATGCCCACTTCCCTCTGAGTAGAGAATTGAATCAGCATCCTCTGCAATGTGGTTGATGCTGGCCAGCACGCTTGCCATGGTTGCAACATCAATCACGCCTTCTGGAGTTTCCAGCGCATACAGGGCGCAGCGCACCAGGCCCCGTATTTGGTCAAACGCATCACAGCCCATGCCCTGCATAAGCCGGATTGAGTCCAGCAGCTCGCCCACATCCGGTTCGGCCTGCGCCGTGCTGGCGCTGTTGGTTGTGGTGCTCATACTGTGCCCCCTTTCAAGTCCATCAGCTCTAGGGCTTGTTGCACCTGATATGCCATGTCGTTTGCAATCTCCAGCATGTCGGTCATAAAGCCGCCATCAATCTGTTGGTGGACCTGCATCAAGACGTGCAGCATGGATGCCACGCGCCCCGCATTCTGCTCGGCAAACGCCTGCAAGCTCACGCCCGGCTCTAGGGCGATGCTCCCAATGCCGTTGCGCTTAATCGTCACGGGCAGCGCCGCACCTTTGTTGGTGGTGTTCATGCCGCACCGCCTTTCAGGGCTTTGGATACTCCATCGGGCAACATCCAGACTTGGAGTGCGCCGCCGCTGTTTTCCATGCCATCGAGGAAGCCCTCCGCCATATCGGCTAGGCATCCGATATTGTTAATCAGCAGGGGCGCAATCTCCGTCATCAGGCAACTGCGGCCATGCGCATCGTCCGCCTCCAAGAGTTTCTGCAATCGGTAGACCATGCCGGTAATCTCGCTCACTGCCTCGCGGGCTGCGGCAATCTGGCCAGGGGTGGGGATGGCATTCGCAATCATGCTGCACCCCCTTCCATACTGGCCAGGATGTGGCTTTGCGCCCTGCGCATACGTGATAAGGCTTGACCGGGTTCACCGCGGGCGCAGTGCCAAGCTGCAGTGCTCAAGGCGTTGAAGGCGTGTTGGCTGGCTGCGCTTTCGTGCTGCGCAAGTGCATGTTCTGCGGCTTCAACCAGGTGATCTGGCAGCCAACTGTCTGAACTGTAGGGGCGCGTGCCCGGCGTTACCTCAAGCAGGATTGAGCGCAAAGCGATTTCGGTGGGACTGGATTGCAGCGCCAGCCGCTCAGCGTGCAGTTTGCTAAAAGTGGCATAGCGCGGGATTGTGGGCATTTCGCCCGTGGTGGTGCCCGGCGTGATGGTTGTGCGCGGAATGTTTACCGCTTGGGACGTGAGTGATGTGACCGTGGTCAT